TTCTTTCCATTTTTACCATCCTCATCTGGTTCAACATATCCTCCTCTACCTACATGGTATCCTTGAGGAATTTTTTTGCATTTTTTATCAGTATGACAATAATATTTGCCAGGTGGGCACCTCTTAGTAGCTGCCTCTTCAATAAATTTATCAAATTCTTTCATTAGTCAACAATAATATTAAACCACTGTTCACTCATACCCATAATAATTTTATCAGCATATTCTTCATTCTCAGCATATCCTTCATCAATTAAATGTTTCACTATTCTAGCATGACGGTCAAGAGCCTCTTGATGTTCTTTTGGAGTAGGTTTCATGGTAATACTACTTTTATTTGTATTTAGACAAAAAAAGAGGGGTGTTTAACCCCCTCTTTAATTAATGTGGTAATTCTATACCACTTTCTTTTTTAGGTTTAGAAATACCTTCACCACACTCCTTACCAAATAGTTGTGGTAGAAATCCTTCCCACTCATATGGTGCTTTGCCATTTAATTTCATCTTAAGAAATGCATACTGACATACAAGACCATCAAGTTCGTCAAATCTGTCTTTTGCATTTTTACGTTGTTTTATGACTGCTTCTTCAGTTTCACAACCTTTAGTGTATCCTATGAGTTGTGTTGTCTCAAGATCATTTTCATCCTGAACAAACTTTTTCATGTGGGTCATGAAAGCATCTTTGATGTAGTCATCTTCTTTAGTACATAGAACTATTGGATTTGTAATGGCATCATTACCATACTCTAAATCTATATCTAAGAAATCATATGCCTCTTTCTTTGCTGCTGAACCTGTAGATATATGTCTAACATTAGTTACCTCAGATTCAACTAAGATAGATGCAGCAATTTTATCAACATCTTTTTCTTTGAACTGATGATCAGAACGGTTAACCCAATCTTTAATAGGATCAATAGTGTCTATGATGTTGCCCTTTGTAGCTTCTCTTTTTGTCCACCTAACACCTGTAGCGATAAAGTCTTGCCGAGATGCTTCATCTGATTTGGGATGATCATTGGCACTTAACTGAACATGGTCCTTAACGTCTTGGAAATCAAAACCTTCCTTGAGGTTGTATAACCATACAGGTGCAGTGGTTTCTCCCATATCTTCAAGTTTAATCCACCTGTTGAAACCATCCCAAAGATAGAAGTCTCCACGATAGTAAACAATTATCAAAGGTCTCTGTGTTACATCCCAACCCTTTTCAAGATCCTTTGCTTTAAGTTTGGTACCACCTGCACGGGCATCATTATCTTCCTCATCAACTTCTATTGTAGTCATGTCAAAGATAGTGAACTGACCTTCCTCTAATCCCCAAAAATTTGGAGGATTCTTGATGATTGCTGCAAACACTTCATTATCTAATACTGGTTGCCAGTTGCCACCCGTAAAAGGAATCAGTGTTCTTATGCTGCTTGTTGATATAGTCATAAAATTTAAATATGTAATTTGTAAATTTATATATGTAAATTATATATAATGATTAATCTTTTGTCAAGTGTAGTAATTACCGAACATAAAAAAAGAGACCCCCGAAGGAGTCTCTTGAATAAAGGATATATTTCCTTTCTTCTTACATAAGGTTTGTAACCTTAACACGACGATAGTACTTATTGCTATTACGTGCAATAATACCAGGATTATCGAGAGAAGCACCACGGGCGAAGGGGTTAGCAACGATTCCGTAACGAGTCTTAAACCCGATTTTTGGCTGGAAGGTGTTCTCACCAACTGCACGAACCATCTGTAGTGGAACGTAAGGGCAGTAGAACAGTCCTGCGTCATAAGGTGAAGAACCTTTATAACCTGCAACGTAGTACTGATTAGCAGCAACGTTTGCAGCATAAGGATCGATGTATACTCTATACTTACCTTGAAGTACACCAGCAAATGTATTGCCTGTGTCATCAACGTTAAGATTAGCATTAAGTGCTGGAGTGTAATCCAATACACCT